CCTGTGATCTGGCCACGGGAGACTTGAAGTTCGAACGGTTCAGTGACGCCAATGCGACTAATGGATTGGTTAACAACGCCAGTGGTATTAAAGGTGGCCATGCCAATTTTCCTTTTTCAAAATTCTATGTTGTTAAATAGCACTTATTGAAGCGCTAGACTAGCACTTCACGTCCCATCTTTTAAGAGCCAAATTAATCCGGCTATTCGGATCATGCGCTGTCTTTGCTGACGTGAGTTTTTCTTTCATTCCGCACATCCGTGAACGGAAGTTATCGCGCCTATCTGCTGCCGCAGGGCTGCGATCCGCTTCGCCAGCGGTGACCGGGCGCTTTATGTCGTGACCTTCTGCACGAAGGGAAGCGCGCCCCTTGTCGTTCAATCCACCAGACTTAGACTGGCCCTCTTTACGCTGCCAAGTATCAGACATACTGCTCTCCATAGTAAAACGGGGGCCGCTAAGCCCCCGCCTTATTTTCACAAAGTCTTAGCGATTAGCTTAACGAACCGCTGACATTACGACCCTTTGCAGGGGTACCTGCGCGGGCGGACGAAAACGGACTGCCGCTATCGCAAGATCCACCGGACTTGCGTGGCTTGCGGCTTGCGCAGGCCATAGCATCCATGCCTTTGACTTTACCGACAGTCTTGCCACCGCGCTTACGCTTTTCAGCTTCGTCGTTGACATTGCTTTCGTAGGTGTAGCGCATGTTCTTTTGTGATTGATTCTGCGCCATTTCATTAACGCCACCAGATGCGCGTGATTTACGACCCTTCATGATGAGTCTCCTTATGCCGTGAGGTTGTTGGACTGAATATAGCGAACGGTCAAAACACCGACGCCAGTACCCGTATTGGTAGATGTCACCAAAATACGGATGTCGTTTGCACCAACATCACGCCAATTGGCGATTGCAGCATCGACTGTGCCGGGATTGGCAGCAACGACACCCTTGGTTCCGCCTGCAACAGCGCCAGCAGCAGTCAGCGCCGTAGCTGAAACTGTGGTTCCGATTCCAAGCGTGGACGCAGCACCTGACCAAATAGTAGATACCAGCAAATCAATGCCAATAATCTGACTGTCAGCAGGGATGACAATGTCTGTCGTGTAAACACCAGCAGACGATCCGTTAGTTGCCTGCGTTATTGCCTGAGACTGAGCCATTGTAGTGTAGCCAACATTGGCCAACCCGCTATCACCGCCAGCACCGGCAAGGTTGCCGCTGCCATCGCTCTTAAGCACGTTGCCTGCCATAATCGGCCCGGTAAAAGTGGTAATACCCATTTGGACCTCCTTTAAGGTTTCCCCCTCCCCGTTAAGAGAGGGGGTGCCGATTAATTAAGACGTTGGGAACGAACCGTAGATCGAACGCCAGTTGTAATAGCCAAAGCTATAACGCTCATAACCCTTGACCAAGAGGTTGTCGGTTACGAAATCGACTTGCATGTCGGTTTCGAACTTGACGCGCTCCATGTACGACAAACCGTCGATGTTGGTCAGAAGGAACCAAGCGTAGGCCGACGTCAAGAAGTCGTTGACCATGTAGCCTTCTGGAAGGCCACCACTGGTGCTGAGCACAGCATTGACATCATTATCTGCTGTACCCGGACGGAGTTCCGTCTTGGTAAGGCGGATAGCGACAGGCTCAAGCTGCGGCGGAACGATAAGCTTACGGCCACGGGCGAAGACCTTCAGACCAGCTTGATCCTTGAAGTTTGTGCGAATTGAAATCATTGCATTCAACAGCGTGGCTTCGTTCAGATCGACCTGAGTGGTCGGCGTGTTGGCAACCGTACCACCATCAATAGGGTGAGCAGTCGAGCAAAGTGCTACGCCGTCACCGCCAATGTTGGCGTTGTAGGTTGTTGCCGTGTTCAAGATGTTCGAACCGTAGATTTCCTTGGTCTGCTGGAATGATTCAATCAAGCCAAGGTTCGATGGTTGGAACTGGGTCTTGTACAGGTTATCGTCGATGGCTTTGCGCGTGATTGCATAGCCAAGAGCAATTTCGTTATGCTCTTGGTTGTATACATAACGCTCACCAGCGCCGTTATCGAAAGACGTTTGACCGCCTTCAGTCTTCAACTGAGCAAGACCAAGGTAACGCATTTCAGCGGTACGTTCGAGCGCAAGCTTCGAATCGTGCTTTGTGAAGATCTTGTCGTACTGAGATGGGATCATCTCGTACTTGCCTTCTACGCCCCGTAAACCGGGGAGCAGAAGGTCTTTAATTGCTGATAAATTAACAGCCATGGTACCTTACTCCCTTATGTGTGGATGCCGGTTAGGGTCTTGGTGGATACGTTGTTGAACGCAACAATTACATAATTGTATGCGCCAGCTTCGGAACCATTTGAACCGGGCGGGTCTACGTCAAGGCTAACAACCTTGAACGGCAAAGTAGCCGTGGTTGCTGCGGTGGTGATGTCCACAAAAGCGCCTGAAATGCCGCTCATCGTGTTTGGCGTACCGTATGAAAACTGCACGTTAGCGCCGATGGCCGCAACTGTTGCGCCCGTCGAACCCGTCTGAACCAAGAACTTGGCATTCGGATCGTTAACAAAGTAAACTTCAACGGTGTTGCCAGAAGCTACGTCAGCAGCGCCCCAGAAGTTTGACCAAACGGTACGCTTCTGCGAAACTGAAAGATACTTACAACCAGCGAAAACACCAGCAAGGATGCCAGTGCCGGGTGTGTCAGGGAATACTGAACCGTTAGCGTTCTGGTAAATGGGGTCACCGAAATACATAGCAGCGGTATTGTAAGCGCAAAAGCCCACAACCTGCTCGTAAGTCGGAGCAGAACCAGTCCCACTTAACTGTCTAAAACCGAAAGGCGCATTGGTATTGGCCATGACGGGTCTCCTTTTTAGGAAGCCATCATCGCGCACCGGGGCGACTAAGACTGGGTTTTTTGAATCTCCGCACCGGGGGAGATTTCCTATAAATCGTTTATTTTTTGTTGTTTGTCAACAATACAATAAAAAGGGCGGCATATAGCCGCCCGATTTACCCAATTTCCTTACTGCGGAATTGGAATTGAGTCGTATGATTTTCGAATATTGACCAGCGATTGGTCTTTATTTGCCCGCTCAAACTGCCCGCCTTCTGCGGAATTTAGCTGGGCTTCCTTTTGCCTGACCTGATTACGCGCCTTGCGTAATTCAATTGCACGGGACTCATCAGATATTTCTGATGGACGCTCCATAAGGACCATACCCTTGCGTTCAATTATAGGGTGGTTGCCGCTATTTGGCATGTAGGATGGGTGACGCGACGTGGGAACAGCTTCCCAACCGGAGCGGGCCAGCGCCACTTGATAGGCAGGATCTTCAGCGCCCATCAAAAGCTTACGCTTCCATTCATATTCCCAGCCCGGTGGGATGTCAGCCTTATTGATGTAAAAGTCATCAGTGCCTTCATCCAAATCGCCAAGGTGATCACGAAGTTCTGCGGCACGGCGCGCAGCACGGGTGCGGGGATCTTCTTCACGCATTGGGGCCCGAATATCTTCACGAATTGTTGGCGTAATGTCTGCATGCGTTGCCTCTGGTGCAACAGCAAGGGGCTCATATGCCTCTTCCAAATCATTTATATTTACCGCCTCTGCGGCATTTTGGGCTGCTTGATCAAGGGCTTCCTTAACCTTTGGTGGGCGTCCGCGCTTTTTTGGTGCAATAGTTTCCATAATAATACTCCTTAAATTTAATTCATTTTACCTTCTTTTTGAAGGGTAAGCTTGTTGCGGCCATATTCCTCAGGCGTCATACCCATCATGCTGGCTATATCGCGCTCTGCTGCGGTAAGCGTCACACGGTTTGGCCTGCTTCCGCCGCCGCCGCCACTGCGCGAAACAGGGGCTGCTGGCGGTGCTGCGCGGCGCTGCGTTGGCTTTGCAGCGTCAGCCATGGCGTCATAATCACGTCTATTATCCTGACTGCGGACGTGGAGAATATCTTCAATTGCGTCAAAATAATCGTCAGAATCCGCAGGAATGTCATCTGCCATCGCCAGATTGTGCGCTGCCAGCATCTTTTGATACAGGCGCGGGTCTGTGGCAAATTGCGGATTCCGGCGCACCCAGTCAGCAGATCGTGGCGAAAGCTGCGATGCCAAAGCCTCAACAGGGTCAGAAACATAAGGCGTTGGGGCTGGTTGACGTGGTTGATTTTCCAGCGCCTGCTTACCTTGCTCAAGCTGAAGAAGCTTGGCTGCGTTGGAAGACATCTCCGACTGAATGTCAGCCGCAGTGTCAAAATCACCCATAGACATTGCGTCACGGTAATTTGCTTTTAGGATATTATTGTTCTGAAGGACTGTATCGATGGCATTTGACACCAGATGCAAGCTTGTGTCCTGCACCTCACCCTTTGCCTCATACGCCGAATATTCGGCTTCGCTTGCACGGCGCTGGGCTTCCTGACGCGCTTTGCGCTCTTCTTCCAATTGACCCTTTAGGGCCTCAAGGGTGTCATCTACCGGGTCAGAGTTTTTATCCTCCGATTTTTCAACAATAATGTCTTCCGCTGGCTTTGGATCTTCGCTCAGTTCAATTTCAAACTGCTCTTCTGCATTATCTTCAATATTCATTTTAGCTTCCTTACCAGATCATATCGGGATGGGGGACGCTGCCCCGAATGTTTGTATCTTTTAACGCACGGCAAAGCACGTTGTTGACGGTAATTGTCCAGCCGTCTGACGGGCGGTAAACAACCCAATCATGTAGCTTTACATCCATACCCCGGAACCAGTTACCGTTGGGATCGTCAAAAGCTTCAGAACCCATCTTAACAACAAGTCCGACCTTGCTCTGGTGGCGGTCTTCGTCGCGGTGCTGATCCGGCAAGTAAATGCCGCTTTTGGTCTTTTCCGGACGCAAATACACAGCGACAACCACTTCATTGTGGAACACTTTAAACTTTTCAATATCGCCCAATGCTTGAAGAATCAGTTCCTTTGGGTCTTCTTCATGAGTCATATTCATATGTGGCATTTAATTTTTCTCCATATTTATCGTTCAGCAATAATTTTATTGACCTCTTCACGCAGGTCTTCGAACTCGCGAAGGCCAGCGATTCTACCAACTTGGTATTTATAGTCGGAATAATCAACGACTGCATGTGCGTTTGTGATGTTTTCTGAAAGGGTCGCAATGCGCGCCTCAACAAGTTTCATTAATTCAAATTCAAATAGATTGTTAAAGTTCATCGATATATTCCATAAAATAAAATATTGGGCGACGATCTTTTAATCAACGCCGCCCAAGCTTAACTACTTTTTACGTTTTTGGATCTCCGTCTTTTCCAAACGACCCAGACCGCTTCCAGCGCCTGCATCCATGTCCTTATAAGAACGGTAGGTGCGGCCACCAGCCTTGCGTGGCATTGGTGCAGGACCTGCGCCCGGACCGCCTGCTTGCGGCATTGGGATTGGCATTGGCATGGGCATAGGCATAGGAGCGCCAGCCTGTGGTGGAGGTGGCATCTGCACCGGTACACCCTGAGGTGAAGGTGCTTGCTGCATATTAGGGTCCATTTGTGGCTGGCCCTTACCAGTTGCAATTACAATGTTGATATTGGTGCCGCTCTTCTTCTTCTTAGCACGACCACCAGCATTCATTTCAAGGCCAGAAAGGCTACCGCCCTGATACTTGGCAACGCGACCGCTTACCTTTTCTTGTGTCTGCATTTCGCCATCCAGTGAGGTGTAACCGCCACGGGCTTTAGCAGTACGCGCAGATTGCTTAAATGCTTCTGCGGTTGGCGCACCCTTGCTGCCGACCTTGCGCATACGCTCCTTTGAGCCATTCGCGATCCGCTCCTGCTTGGCGTTGATGTTTGCGTACAAACCGCCACCACTCTTCTTGCCTGCGACTGCTGGCGTTGGTGATGCGTTTGCCGTTGCGCCCGGTGCGCCCGGTGCGCCCGGTGCGCCCTTTTTCTTGCCAAACCGGCTGTACGCCAAAGCGCCAAGACCACCCATGAGCAAGGACGGGTTTTTCAAAATTTCATTGCCCGCAACGCCAAGTGCGGCATATTTGCCGACATCTTTCAAAACACCGCCAAGGCTCTTGCCAGTGCGACCGCCCTTATTCAAGCCCTTTGACGAATGCTGGGTGTCGTGCTTCTTGTCCATCTGGGACTTTTCCCACGCTGCCATCGACATGCCATACTTTTTAGCAAGCTTCTTGTCTTGCGATTCGTCCTTAGCGGAACCTTCCCAAGCCTCGCCGCCATGCTTGCGACCATTACGCATACCGGCCATAGCTTCCGACACAGACATTGCTGAAGGCTTAGCGCGCATAACATCTTTAGCTGCCTCTTTGGGAGGCATACGCTTCATTGGACGCGCTTCTGCTGGGTAACCCATGCCAAGTTCTTCATTGGTTATGCGGCGACCGGAACTATCTGTTGGGCGCGAAGAAATATCCCTATCTGGCATGCCGCCAGAAGTACGAACCATGCCAAGATCTCTGTCTGTAGCGCGGTTACCGTATCTGTCTGTTGGGCGCGTGGAAATATCCTCATCCATCGATCCGCCATAAGCTTTCTTTGTAGCCCGACCGCCTGTTTTCAAACCACCAATATGCTTCTTGCCTTCGCGGGCTTCGTTTGCATCTTTCAAATTGCGGTTAACCAGTGCGTCAACGGTAAGATGCTTCTTACCTGCGCGTGGCTTCTTGCCTGCATTCTGCTTGGCATCAGCGCCAGCAACAGCGACAACCTTGCCGCCCTTCTTGTAAGCGCGGCGCGAAACTGGTCGCATGCCCGTCTTGGCCTCAGAATCAAGAACTTGCTCAGGACCGTAGTCAGAAGCGTCAACCTTGCCCGTTTGTGCTGAGGTTAGGCGGTGAATTTTAGCGCGCATTGCACGACGAGCGTTGCGGGACATCTCTGACATACAGTCTCCTGTCTTACCGAATTACCGGCGAATAAAAGCTTCCACAGAATTGTGGCCAAAAAGACATTACCTTTTTTTCATACCCTTGGCAATCATCAACGCACTACGAACTTTACCGCCCTTTTTAAAGCCTTGCTCTTGCTTTTGGCGGCGGTCTTCCATGATGTTATCCAACCATTCCTGCGTAGCATCTTGGAATGGGACTTTAGTCATCAGTGACTGCTGAAACAAAGTTTGGCCAGTAGGTGAGTCGTAATTAATGGCCTTCCCGCTTTTATCCTTTGTTTTCATGGTTTTAAAAAAATCACTAAACATTAGTTTGGCTGGAATTGGGATGCTTGATCCACCCATATACCCTTCACCCTCAGACGGGATAAGGGCAGGATAAGTTTTATGTTTAAGGTCTGGATTGGTTACAATACGACCAGATGGCTCAACCTGCGAAAAAGCGCTGCCAGTTGATAAGCGCGGTGCGCCAAGAAGTTCTGGTGTTGATGCAGAAAAACGGACTTCTCCAATGTCTGGGAACCCAGCTTTCTGCCATCTTGAACTGTCAATCTTTTTAGCAAAGAACGATGCGTGTGTACCGGGTCTGCCCGCAAAAAATTGCTCAGCCTCTTTGGTGTTCATGATACCCGGCCACGCCATGGGGTACTTTTTTGTTGCCGGTAGCGCTTCGCGCATCATGTCATCAAAATCATCAATATGCTTTTGCGCAATTGGTGAATTAGGTATCATGCGCAAAATAGGCTCATAAGCATGGTGCGATGAATCAACGCTGCCAAGCCCCATGGCAACGTGCGTACCGATTGCAGGCGTACCCTCTGGCGTCTGTGCTGCAATCTTTTTGGCAAGTGTTTTGGCTGCACCAATACGATTGCCATAAGCAGCGGGATCGCGGCCCTGCGCAAACTCTGAGCGCATAAAACCAGCGCCACCCTGCTGTTCGCTGGGGTCAACAAGGCTTGTTTGACCTGTCTTGAGCAAGATTTGGTCAGCGGGTGACAAATCACCCAAGAATGGGAAAATTCGCGAACCACGCCGCTGCATTTCTTCAATGTCGGCCTCTTTGCGCGGAAGCATAAAGCCCTTTTGAACAGTGGTAGATTCCATTTCGCTAAGGGGCTTGCCAAACTTACTCATCTTGACGTTTGCAGCGCCCGGATAGGATGCAAGAACGTCGGAACCCTTAGTCGTAATCTTACGCGCAAGTGCGTATTGTGCCCGCTTTAGGTATTCTTTGAATTTCGCAGGATCAACGCTTGGGTCATTCAACCCAGCCATGCCGATTGCCTGAAATATCTTGGTGACCGGATGCTCAAGCATGCTGGGCTGGTCGTATGCATTTTGCGCACCACCCTTTGCAGCGTGGTGCATAGCGCGCACAACATCTTCGTGCGTTGTTTCTTCATCGCCAGCCTTATCCCAAACCGCATGGTGAGCAAGGTGCTGGTAATACGGCTTCAAACGGTCAGGAAGGGACAGATCCATGGCGCTCTGGCGCGCTGCAAGGCGGTCAACGGCTTCAACGCCTCCTGCGCCACCCTTTTTGGCGATATACTTGCTGGCTTCCTTGGTTGGACGCCCGGTGTGCAGGATAATCTGGCGCGCATCCAATGTTGGCTGGTCACCGCGCCCCATAAGCGATGCAAGGAAACCAGACTTGCTGGGGCCGACACCGCGAATGTGCTGTGTAAACGCCCGCCATTCTTCTGGGGTGCTTGCCATCAAGTGACCGGCGTGAACAAGTTCAGATACCTGCTTTTCCTTGCCCGGAAGGTTAAGCGCAGCCCATGTCAAGGCATCAGGAATGTCTGTCTGGTGACGGCCAAATGGTGCCATGACTTGAATTGCGTTTTGGATTGCAGTCTGGTGTACCTTGCCCTTTTCCGCTGCGTCAAGGTATGCTTGGCCTGCTGGTGTGTGCAACCATTCGCCAAAAGCACCTTCAGGGCGGATTTTACCAGTCATTTCCTCCGGTAGATCAAGGCCAGATGCGCGCAGCTTATCAACGTCTGCGGCCCGACGCTGAATGCTTGACCGGGTAATTGTGTATGCCTTGATCAGGTCGCGTGGCGTAAGGCCGCTGCCACCAGCGCGCTGAGCAATGGTGTCCATAAAGTCGCCAAACTTTTCGACGTGCGAAGGAATTTCCTTCATCCCGCCAAGGCTGTCCTGAACATCTCCAACGGAACGCCAGTTCCAGTCGGATATGTGCTGCGTGGCGGGATCTTGGTAGCTATCGACGCTTCCACCCTTGTCGTAACCATCAACCTCACCGCCGTCAGCATAGGCAGCAAAACCCTTCTTCAAAATGCTTTCGCGCATCTTGGGTGTCATCTCCAAAGTGGGTAGGTCGGTAGTGGTGTCGGAAATGTAATCTCTTCTGTCGTAATCATCAGAATATTCTGACGGATGCTTGACGGTTGAAACAGAAAATTTGGCGTCAGGATCATGCTGCTTGGCAAGCTTCATCAAGCGCTTAGGCAGCATCTCATTGTAAAATTTCTTCATACCCTCGCCGCCAATTGTAAGATCGACGCCGCTTAACGTGCGCCAATCACGGTACGGGGAGTAAGGGCCTAATTTCATGTCATCATGTGCGCGCCTTAATTTGTTTGTTAGCGCATTATACTCATCGACAAGGCCAAGGTTTTGAGAAAAAGTGTAAGGACTTTCTTCAAAATTATTGCTAATTACATTTTTGTATTCCTGCTGATTTTTTTTGATAAAATCTGCATTTGAGTCCGATTCACCAATGCGCCTTTGCAGGTCAGCCTCAACTGCCCTGCTTTTAAAATCTTCAAAGTCTTTGTTTGCAGCATCAATTTTAGCTTGAATCTCTTCGCGACCAGTTCCTTCGCCAGAAAAGATCTTACCTGCAACTTCCTTGCCTAAGGCATCTACCACGTCTTTTTCAGCAAGCCCGTCTTGGTCATAAACTTTTGCACCCCGATGACTGCGGGCTATGACGTTGTACGTTCCATCATCGTTCTTTTCGTGGTGGATGTCTTTGATGTGCTTGCTGAGGTTGTAGCGGTCAGCAACAACGTCACCCGGCGACCATGCAAGCTTATCGTGCCCGCCTTTTGCAGCTTCCATCATGGCGCGCTTTAGCCCTAGATCAACCCAGTCATCCGTCTTTGTGACGTAAGGGGCTGGGCTCATTGTGTTACGGGCTTTTTCTGCATTTTGGCGCATTTTTATGTAGCGGTCAGCCTCTTCTTCGCCACCGGCAAAGTAAGCCAAGTTTTCGTGGGCATGCTCACTTGCAATTGCATTGCGAATGTCTGAAAGATCTTCATCAGGCATGCCAAGATCTCTGGCGCGTTTTGTGACCTGATCTAAAGCGCGATCGCGAAGGTTTTTGTGGTAATCGTCAAATTCAGAAATAATCTTTTTGCTTGTTTCTGGATCTTGATCAAAGCCTTTTTCACGACCCTGCTGGGCCCAGTCGCTCTGCAATTCATCAAGATGTAAGATGCGCTTACCCTCAGAATCGGTGCGGTCCTTCATCAATACATGCGCTAGAATATTCTGCTCACCGCCAAGGTGGCCACTAACCCCCTTAAACATGACATCATCGCCGCCATGCTTTAAAGCAATTTCGCGGTAATTTTCACCGCCCGGAAGCATATGCTCCTCGTGGTGCGGATCTCCTGCGCTTTCGATATGTAATTCAGATTCCCTTAGGGCTCTGCGCTTTTCGGTTAATTCACGGCGTAAGGCTTCTTCTTCCTCACGGCCAAAGTTGGAAATGTCTGCATCTGGGTTTGCATTGCGATACGCCAACTTGCGATCCTGCAAATCGCGCTTCTTATCCCAATATTCATTTTCAAGCGCAGCCATGCTTTCAGTATTAGCGTCTTCGGTGTAGAAACCTCTTTCCTTAATCGGCGTCCGGTTTTGGTGGAAATGCTCTGCAACCTGTTCGCGGGTAAC